TCTCCTGTGTACTCATAATCATTATAAGTACCCCATGCGTCAACTGTTGCTAAATACAGAGGAAATCTGACTCTATCAGCCACTGCACAGGAATCAATCTGTGTACCTATGCCATAACCAGACAGCATGATATAAAATGTCTCTGTGGGCTTTGTCTTGGCATAGAGCTTGATGCTTGTGGAGCTTACCTGCTCAATCTTGCCATTAGGATTTTGGATGTTACGATAAGCAGCCATCTGTGCTGATGTCGGGCTCTGTCCTCTGCCCTGTCCACAGATTGAAACTCTTGGAGTAAATGCTGTGGAAAATGCCAATGTTGTCAATGTGGCTGTGTAATATCCATCTGTTTGAGTGCTTGACCATGCAGAAGAAGGGACAGTGACAATCACCTGTCTGAAATTCTCCATCTCTTCTCCCACTGTTGTCTCAACAACATCATTGGCATCCCATGCACCCAGATGATCTTCTGTGAATCGGTACAGTAAGCCATCCTTGCAACAATAATCTCCTACATAATATTGCTTTGTGGCACTAAAATTCTCTGCCACCTGATATGTGTCACCTGCATCACCCTTCTGACCCTGCACAAGCATGACCTTGACATCTTCCAGAGTCCTTGTGGCATTTCCAACAGGCTCTATTCCTATCTGACTTCCATTGAGCGTCACTTCCAGAGAAGAGACATCCCTTGAATTTTGTCTGCTCATATCATGCCCCCTTTACATCCTGCTCAATCTGCAGCATACCTCTCAAAAGAGTGAATCTGTCTGAACCAACAGTGATATCCATATCATAATAAAAGAAGCCCACAAGAGAGCTTGTATCAGCAGGTGCAAGTCTCACTGTCAGGATTCCATCTTCCTGTGTGATTCCATTGCCAAGTGACTTATCTATTGAGACAGCAGATGTTGAGTCAAGATTGCTCTTGGCTTTGAATGTTGCTCCATCTACCGTCACAGCTTCACCGCTTTTATCTCTTATGATCACATTGAAAGACAGTGTGTCCCCAGAGACCATTGTGATGTTTTCATCACTCATACTGAAATTTGTTCTCATCATATCCACCTCGACACATTTTTCATGATTGTTGTTGCGAAACGATTATTCCATTTCACATAATTCAAACCAGGCTCAAGCTTCATCTTACTTAAATCACCGAACACAAACCTCATTTCTGAAACTCCAGATCCGTTTAAAGCCGTCATGTTTTCAAGATCTATTATCATTGATCCGGGATGTAGTAGAATTGAAAAATGGTTGCCATTATATATATCACCATTTCTCAATTCTGTCCCAAAAGTAATTGTTATTCCCATATCAACTGAAGATATCTCAAGAGTCGGTCTTGAGTAAACATTGCCATAATTAAACACTTGAGCAATAGCTGTTGTGTCTTGGTTAGGATTCAATATAACCCTGTCATTAACTGTGGGATATTTAAAAGGCTGAACATGGAACTTGACCACAGCCTGTCTGAACCGTCCAAGCCTCTCATAATCTATCTGATCAAGTATCTGAAATCGGTATTTTCTGTCTAATTCATTAGAGAAAATGACCTCTCCCTCCTGATCAAAATACCTTGCCACCTCTGCAATGTCATAATCACCGAAAAGACCAATGGACATTTCCTTGTCATAAGCTGAATAGCCAAGCTTTGTCACAATATCTCCATCTCTTCCATCTATCTCTTCAATTCTTGTGCGGATTTTCGGCTTGATAATAGAAGGAAGGGACTGAATCATCAGCCCCTTCACCATTGTTGATTTTTTACCGTTTAAAATACAGTAATTCATATCGACTCCTTATGAAAAGACAAGACTTGTCATGGTCTTATCAACAAATTTGCCCATTGCAACATCATCCATCTCAATCTTGACCTGATAGAGAGCATCTTTGAATGCGTCAACCATTGAAGCATAAGCTGTCTCTGCTGTTATCACATTGGATGTGCCTGTTGCTGTGATACCAAACTCTGTCGGGATTGCATTGTTCATCCTGTTTGCAACATTCTTCATTTCATCTTCAAAGCCAACAGCAATGCCCTGTGCAAGATATTTGCCAACTTCATCTCTCATCACCTTGGAAGGAGATGCAATTCCAAAGGCTTTCTTGACAGCATCTTTGACAGAAGTGCCAAAACCTTTTATCTTCTCGGTGATCCACTGCACATGATTTGTGATGCCATTCCAAATTCCCTCTACAAGATTTTTTCCGACATCTGCAATATTTTTCAGCCCTTCTCCTATCTTCTCAAGCACAAATTTGCCAAGCTCAAGGGCTTTTGCTCCAACTGTTGCCAATCCATCTCCAATGCCCTTGGCGATTGTGGTCGCAATATCTAAACCAACAGACAGGATTTTTGAGAGCCCATCTTTTATGCCACCCACCAGAGATGAGATTATTTTTCCTGCTGATTTCACGAGCTCAGGCGTAGCTTTTGTGATTCCGGAAATCAAAGACTCAAGCAAAGTTGATCCCAAAGTCAGGATATCTCCCAACAAGCCTGTGATTGTGCTCACAAAAGTTGAGATTATAGTAGGAAGCATTTTCACCAGCTCAGGAATTGCAGAAGAAATGCCTGACACAAAATCAACCAACAGATCGAAGCCAAGTGCTATGATCTCAGGCAGCAATTTTGTGATTGTTGAAATCGCCTGCTTTATAATCTCAGGCAGCAATTTCAGGAGCTGTGGAATTGCATTTTTCAAGCCTGTCACCAAAGACTTGAGCATATTTCCACCAGATTTCTGCATATCTCCTAATCTGCTCTGAATCATGTTTCCAAGCTGTGCAATCAAATTTGGAATCTCTGCAAGGAGCTGAGGCACAGCAGAAATCAGACCAGAAGCCACACCCATGAGGAGCTGCATTCCTGCATCCACGAGCAGAGGCAAATTGTCTATCAAAATCGTCACAGTGCTTGAAATTATAGTCGGGAGCATCTCCAAGAGCTGAGGAATTGCATCACTCAAGCCTGTTATCAGACTTAAAAGTATAGAAATTCCACTCTCTATCACCATAGGAAGTCCCTCTGCAATAGAAGCTGTCAGCATTGAAAACAAACCGCTTGCACCGCTTATGGCTTCTGGAATGAGCTGAACGATTGTTGAAAGAGCACCGCCAACAGCAGACAGGATAATCGGTATATTCTGTGAGATAATCGGCACAATCTGCTGAATCAACTGAGGGAGCAGAGTCTGGATTGTTTTCGATATTCCTTGTATCGTCTGTGTGATTCTTGGCATGATATTCCCAAGAACACCACCTTTTCCATCAGAAGAGACAAGTGTCTCAACAAAGTTTGATGATAATGTCTCAAAGTTTGCATTTTCATCTGCCATTCCTGTGAGCAGATTCTGCCAAGCTGATTTCATTGAAGCGGTAGATCCTGCAATGGTAACAGAAGCTTCTTTTGCTGTTGTGCCTGTGATACCCATGTTTGTCTGTATGATGTTTATAGCATCTACAATATCAGCAAAATTATTAACATCAAATGCGTTGAGCTCATATCCCTCTAACTCCTCTGCATCTCGGAGGAGTCTTTCCATTTCAGTTTTCGTGCCTCCATAGCCTAATTTAAGATTGTCCAACATTTGGAAATTCCCTTTAGAAAATCCCATGTAGGCATTTTGAACCGCCTCCATGCTTGTGCCCATTTTATTGGCATTGTCAGCCATATCTTGAATTGCCATATCTGCCATGTTTGCAGATTGCCAAGCGTTTTCTCCAAGACTACTATTAAGAGCTGCAGCAAATGATGTCACGGTTTCCATATATTCATTTGCAGATAGTCCTGATGTCTTATAAGCATTAGCAGCATTATCAAGCACACTCTGCTGTCTATTCTGATAATCTTCCCAAGTGGCTTGAGCATCTTCAAGACTCAAACCAACACCTTTTGCATACTCCTCAACAGATCCGTAAGCATTGCCAAATAAAGTCTCAACACCGCCAACAAGCTGCTCATAATCTGCATAAGAGTTGACAGCCTCTTTTCCTGTGTCAATCAGTGCTGATCCAAGCTGCTTGAGTCCATCAAGGCAAGCTGTTATCGCCTGTGATGCAAGATCTGCAAGCACACCCTTCATCACAGTGAATCCCTCAGAGCCCTTTTCAGCTTCTTTTCCGGACTCTTCTGCCTCTTTGCCCATATTATCAAGAGCAACAGAAGTCTGATTGATGGTTGTCTCTGCCTTGGCAATCTGCAGCTTGGCATTGTCAACATCCTTGCCAAACTTCTGATATTCTGTCTCACTGTTCTTGACCTTTTCGGTAAGAGCTTCAACAACTTTCTTCTGATCTTCATATTCTTTGGAGGATTCTCCAAATTTGTTCTTAACCTCCTCCAGAGTCTTTTCTTCAATCCTTAACTCTGATGTGAGGCTCTTATGTTTCTTTTCTGCCGTTTCATACTTAGCAATCAGATCAGGAAGAGCTGTCTTGAGATTTGCAAGAGCCTGTTTCTGCTCATCCAAGGCTTTCTTCATCTCCTTGGATGCTGCAATCATCTCTTTCTCAGACTTCTCCCCTGCATCAAAACTGCTTGAAGTGGCTTTCATCTCAGCAGACATCAGCTTGAGATTCTGTGTTATCTGCTTCAATGAGTTTTTATATTCATCTGCTCCTGTGAGCTTTATCGCTCCACCGTATGCCATATCAGAACCACTCCTCATCTCTCAGGGCTTTGGCATAAGCCTCCTCATGTGTCATGTTTGACCTTGTAAGGCACATTTCCAAATCCCATGTGTTTTTGTAATGTCCATATAACTTATTGAACATTGTCAGTGTCAATCTTCCTGTCTCATGAAAAGAAAGTCCAAGCTTGGACTTTCCAATGAAATAGAACCAAGAAAAGTCAATGACAGGATCATACTCATCTTGGATAATCAGTTTTTTTGCTCACTCTTTGTGGAGTCTGTAACAGTTTTATTGAGTGTTTGTGTTGCTTCAAGCAATCCAAACTCTGTTATCATCCTTGCCACCTGCTTATGAGTAAGAGGCTTGACATCTGTTCCGTTCTCTTCATTGTCAATGTCAATGCCCTCATTGAGCATTGCGGTAAAGCCAAATATAACAGCTTTTGCATTTGGCTCACCGCTTGCTCCATCAGTGAGATTTCCCCACTCTTCTACACTTCCATATTCTTCCTGTATTTCTTCCATTACATTCAGATTGAATACAAGCTTGAACTCTTTGCCTTTGTATAGGATTTTCCCATTTATATCTTTCATCTCATTATCCTCCTATGTCCCAAAGTCAATCAATCATCTTCATAGATCGCATAAAGAGTCACTGCAGCACTCGGCACTTTATAAGTCCCAACTACATCAGGGATTGTGGCACTTGCATTTGTGTCCCATCCTATGAAGTGCTTATCTGTGGGAGGAGTAAGCCCTGCTCCATCATCTACATTGATGATTGCACCAACATAAGTGCTTACTGATGCAGGAGCATTAGAGCCACCGTTTGCACTATAAGTCACTGTTGCTGCTGTTGCTGATCCAAAGAAGCTCTCAAGATAAGTCTGTGCCTCTGCCATTGTATTAAATGTCTTGGATGCAGACCAATTGCCATTGGCAAGCTTTGCAACTATACCTGCAAGCTCAGAAGTGCCAAACTCAACAGACTCACCCTTTGTGCTGTTGTCCTGAGAAGGCTCAGAAAACTTTACTTTGTAAAGGAACTCAACCTTGTACTTGTAAACACCGTTGACAAGCTTTGTCAGGATGCGACCAAAGCCAACATAAGGAGCTATATCATCAGCATTCCTTATAAGCTCACCGCTTGCAAACTCATGTCCCAGAAGATCTGCAAGAGTCACATCATCTTCATCATCAATGCCAAGTGTCACTGATCCACTCTGGAATGTGGTATCACTCTCTGCAAGACCATCATCAGCATAAAGCTTTGCATCATTGTTGGAGATGTCCACTTTGCAGGAAATTGCCTTTGCAGGCTTCTTTGCTACTCCATAAGAGGGAGTGCCATCTGCTCCTTCTGTCAGTATTCCATAAAGGAAATTTCTTAAACCGATTTTTGCCATCTTAATTTTCCTCCTTTAAGTAAGCAAAATTTAACGTCTTGTGATAATATTTTGTGTCAGGCTCATAAAAGTCCTGACTTGTTCTTGAAGGTTGCCACACAAAACCATTTGCCTTGAGTAAGGCTTTTACACTCTCAACAATTGCAAGATAATTGCCTGTTGCATATACATCAAAATCATAATAATCAACATAACCAACAAGCTTATCATCTGCACTCAGTGACTTGTCTGCATCCTGCTGTCCATATACTACAAAAGGCTCACCATGTCCTTCATAGAACATATAAGCCACAGGAATGCTCACATTATCAACAGCAAAATTGGCAAAGATTCTTTCAATCAGCTCATTCATCATTAACCTCCATATCCGGATGATATCCAATTCTCAACATAATCTTTCTCCCCCCACAAGTCTTTGTAAAATTTCACTCTTACTTTTTCCATTGCACCCTCAATCTGATCACTCTTAAAAGACTTTCTCATAAATGGATGCTTGGGGAAGGGATTCCCATCATGTCTGCCATACTCATAGAGATTTGCAAGAAACTCTGCAGGAACACCCTTATTTGTTGAGTATTGTTTCCCATTTCCACCTTTTCTGGTGAAAAATTGTCTGTTGGGATCACTAAAAGGAATATATCCTGAGACATACACCTTTGTGTTTATTCCACCATCTGACGGAGTTTTATATACCTTTGAGATTTTTATATGACCCTTAATGACATCTGGAGCACTTCCCTCCATATTCTTTGCAACAACAGCTGCACCTGCTTTGGTCATTTCTCCCATTATGCGCTCGGTCTCTTCTGCTGTTGCTTCAAATCTCTTTATGATGTCTGTGGGCAATTCCATCTCAAATTTTGCCATCAGTGTGTTATCTCCTTGCACTGCAATTCAATCTCCACATTAGCTTCATCAACATTGTTGATGTATTCAATAGTGTAAGTCTTGCCATTGAAGTCAATCTCCATATCCCTATTGAGTGCTGTGTGCGGATATCTTATGGTGAAATTGGTATAAGCCTTTTCAAAATCTGTGCCATTCTTGATCAGTGTGAATCCTTTTGTGGTTTTTACATGAGCATAAGGGCTCAAAACAAGAGTCCTTGTCTTTGTCATAAACCCTGCAGAATCTTTTCCCACTGTCACTGAATATATGCTTATTTTTTTATTGTACTTTCCTGCATTTGTCATAACAGATTCTCCGAATGCAAGCCAAGGATTGACTCAACCACTTTGTTGACATTGGACTCCTCAACATAGAGTGTCCTGTTGTCCCACATATCTTGGCAAAGCACCAAAACTGCAATGATTATGTCCTGATAATCATCAAGCTGTGCAAGAGTCTTTCCTGTGTACTGTGTGACATAAGCTTTTGCCACTCCTAAAAGAGTGGTGAGAGTGTTTGTATCATTTGTGTCAGGATCTGTCAGCCTCAAATATTCTGCCACCATTGCTGCTGTCAGATCACTCACTTTTGTTGCTATCATTTTGTTGTCCTCCTTTTGGGAGCTTGCCTAAACAACATTGAAAAAATTATGCCTCGTATATGCCTGTTACACCAAGTATAGTCACATCCTTCTTGATGTTACCTGCAATGAGATTTGCATCAACCACCTGTGCTGATGCGTAGTTTGTTACATCAACTTCTGCTGTTCCTGTGATATCAAGCTTGCCTGTTGACGGATTAGGAACATTCACGGTTGCCGTTGCATACTGTGCAACATTGATATCCTCTCCGTTCTGGGTGATGGATATATTTCCTGTCGGTTCAGGAACTGCAACATTTGCTGTTGCGTATGCCGTGACATCAGTCTCACCATTTGCAGTGATGCTCTTTGTGCCTGTCGGAGTGATGAGCGTAAACTCTTTTGCAAGTCCGTCTGATATCAGAGAATTTCCAAGAGTGCTATCCACTGTTACCACCTGCCCACATCCAATTGATGTCAGCTCACCTGTTGAACCATCCCTCATTGTGAAGGGTATTAACGCTTCAATCTTCATCTTTTTTCCCCTTTCTCTTGGTCTTGGGCTTGTCAGTTACATCTTCCTTCTTATCTGTTGCCTCATAAGGTATGATATAACCTGCCTTTGTCAGATCAGCAGCAAGGGCAGGATCTGATATCTCACAGATCTTGCCCTTTGCCATACTTATCTGATTTCCAGAGAAAGAAATGGTTGCTAAATAAAGCATGACCATTCCCTCCTTTCATTTATGATGCCATTGTAAGCTTTGCAATCATCTGCTGATCCATAGTCTTTGCATCAAAGGAGAACCAGCCAACAACACCGTCAGCGTGTTCATCTGCAAATCTTTCTCTGAGCACCTGAATGTTGATCTCTTCATCAAACTTGGTTGCAAGACCCTTCATGTCACCATAGTAGATAACATTGTTTCCGGATGCGATTTCAGGCATATTATCCGAAACATAAACAGGCTTGCCAAGCAGAGAAGCACCAAAAGGAGAAGAGATATCATCCTGCAGGAGATATCTGCCCATCTCATCCTTGAGGAGTCTCAGAGCTGTCCTTGTTGCAGGGCTCATGATCCATATTGCATTCTGCTGATAGCGATCTTTAACAGCATCATGCAGCTTCACTATCTCATCTGCAGTGATAGCATTGGAAGCAGCTGCCGTAACAGCATTGGTCAGAGTATAAAGACCAAGAACCTTTGCAGGGCTTTCAGGATCTACAACAGCAGGAGTACCGATAAGAAGCTCCTTCTCTATGAAACGTGCAATGTGTTCTGCCATCAGATCAATCACATAATCAACAATGTTGAACTGTGAATTGTTTATGAGGCTTCTGGAAACCTTAACAAGTGCTCCTGCAAGGAATCCTGTCAGAGTGATGGTGCTTGTGAACTTACCTACATGAGAAGTAAGTGGTGTAAACTCCTCTGCATAAGCAACAGTGATGTGATCAGCAGGAGATACTTCATTGTAGTAAGGGATTGTCAGTGTTCCCTTTACATTGAACTTGGTTGATCTCTCCAGAATCGGGCAGATATCATAAACCTTCTTGATGATCCTGTCAGCTATGGTTGCAGGAATAACTGCACCATTGTCACCCTTGGTCAGATCAGTTTCTGATCTCTCATTGTATCTGTTGCGGATATAAGCCTCAAAAGCCTTCTCCTCTGCCTTTGCTCTCTGCTCCAGAGCTCTCTTTTCTTCTTCACACGCTCTCTCAGTGTTCATGTTTTCCTCCTCTGTGGGTACATTGTCCTTCTTTGCTTCTGCATCAAGGATCTCTCTCATCTCATCTTCAAGACCAAGAGCCTCCTTAATCTTCTTTACATCATCTCTGATCTCGGCAAGCTCCTGTGCCTCATCAGGAGTGAGCTCCCTTGTCTCCATCTCCTTCATCAGCTCCTCACCTCTTGCAACAAGATCATTTTTCTTTTCAACAAGAATCTTTGACATTGTTCGTTTCCTCCTTACTTAATGTCTTTGATAAGCTTTTTGAGCTCATCTCTTATTTTGGTTATTTCTTCAACAGTTTCCTGTTGTTTAGGCACATCTCTTTCTTCCTTTGCCTCTTCTTTTACTTCTTCATCTTCCTTTACCTCCTCTGCAGTTTCTTCTGTCTCTTCCTTGGGCATTTCTCTCAACTGAATCTCATCAGCAAAAGCCTCCCCATAAAAAATGGACTTCTCCTCAGATCTGACAGCAACGAGTGTGCCATCATAAGCAGGAGTAGTCCTTTTATCTAATATTGAAACTTCTTCCAAATCCAGATCAATCACATCTCTCAGAGGGAATCCATCTTCATCTCTTTTCTGTTGTACGTCCCTGTCATAAAATCCAAAGCTCCATCCAACAAGATCCCCTCTTCTTGCTATGTCTATGACTTCCGGATCTTTGATGATTGCCCTTGCATGAAGTCCTATGTTATCTTCATGAAGCTCAAGATTCCCTTCTTTCTGACTTCCAAGGACTTTTGATGGATCATGGTTAAGCATTATCTTGACATCATCATTTCTTTCAAGTGCTCTTTTGAATGCTCCCTTGCAGATCCTCTCAACAAACTGTCCTATCCTTGACCAGAGTGGCTTGCTCTTTCTTTCCACCGCATTGACATATCCCTCAAGCTCAACGCTATCAGATCTTATTGTGATATACATTAAGCATCACCACCAATCTTTTCCCATGTCTCTCCGTTGAAATAGTAGACATCATTTGTGTCAAGCTCATAGAATTTGCTGTTGACAGCAATGTTTTCTGTGGGCTTAGGTTCGTCTGTGGATAAACCCTCAAGCTCAACATAATTTGTGCTGTGACTTAATTTGTTTGTGATTGCCATTTTCTTTCCTCCTTTATGCGTCTGCAGAATTACCACTTTCATCAAACTCCTTTGCAAGCTCATGACCAAGCAGCATCTCTTCTGTTTTCTGCTCTTCTTCCTGTGCCTGTTCTTCTGTCTGATTGTCCTCAAGAGCACCAATTGTGTCAGTGTTTGGTGTGTAATAAACGTGCTTATTTACGTCATAAAGCACAGCACCAAGACCAACATTGACCACATCAAGTCCCTCAATCCACTCCATATTTTCAGCTCTTCTGATTTCATTGAGTGTCATGAATCCTGTCTCTTTGGCAAGCTTGTAGGACTCATATCTGTCTTTGAGTGATGTCCTGATGATCTCTTTGACATCAAACTCAAAGAAGTGATTCTTTTTCTCTTTCTCAAGAAGCAGATCTCTGTTGAGTGCTGTTTCAAAAGCTCTGACAATTGGATATATAGCCTCTTTAAAAGTCCTAAAAAAGTCATTAGGATAAACATGGAAAAGAGCATTGATCTCATCCTGCAGCGTTTTCTTTGACTCATTGAGCTGAGTTTCAACAGCAGAATTGGATGCCTCTTGGAACTCAATGCCATTATTAAGAACCACAACATTCTCACTGTTGTTTGCATAGAGATTCCTCCATGCCCTCTTGAGTGCATCAACCTCTTCCTGTGTGAGTTTTCTTGTGGCTTTGAGGAATCCTCTCTTGTTGCCCCCTGTTGATACCATTCCAAGCTGATAGAGCAGAGTCTGATAAGCTGTCTCAAGTGCCTTTGAGACTTCCACTGTCAATCCAACTCCACTTGCTCCATCTGTGGTATTTCTCAGAAGCTTAATGAACTGCCAAGGCTCAAATGTGCCAAGGTTTTTCTGATCCTTCTTTTCATCATAGCCACCTACAAAGATCTGATAATGCTTGAATATAGGCTCATACACTTTTAGAATGGTGATATAATGAGGCTCAACATAATAAAGTCCCTCAACATCATTCCTTGTCCTTTTGATGAAGCAATATGCACCCTTGTCCAAGAGATAGTCCTGCACCATGATCTTTTTCATCTGAAAAGCATCAAGTGTATCTCCTGTGTCTCCATTGAGCATCTTGATCCTGTTGTCTCTGACTTCTTCCACCTTGCCATCTTTGGTCTTGTAGAGCTTCACAGGCATTGATGCAATGCAATTGGATATAAAATCCACTGCTCCATTGACGCAAGGCAATGTAAGCACCTTTTCCTTTGTGATAGTCTCTCCATTAAGCAGAGCCTTGAGAAGCACATCATCAACTATTGGATCTTCAGCAGGGATCTCCCTCTTCCAAAAATTAAACAATCCCATTTTTCACTCCTTAAAATGTCTGTATCACAAAATCCATCTGATTCAAAAAGATATCCTGCTGCAGCAGATATGTGGCATTGATGAGACTCACCACCATATCCACCTTTCCTGTGGATTTCTTTTTGTGTACATAAGCATTCTTATTTGTGTCATAAGAACACTTTGCATTCTGGAAATTTATCTCAAGCATTCTGTTGTCAGAATACTCAAACTCTTTTGCAAGGATTTTTTCCTTAAGAAGCTTTGTGGGAGGATGTAACACGGATGAGTGCTGTCTTATCTCAACCATGTTATATCCTGCCCTTTCAAGCTTCTGAGCTGTGGAAAGAGCATTCCATCTGTCGTAGCCAATCGCTTGAATTTGAACTCCATACCGTTCCTCTATCGACATGATGAAATCTTCAACCACTGCATAATCTATGACCTTATCACCGCAAGCAATGACCTTATTTGTTCTTACAAGGTTTTTATAATCTACTTTTTCATAGGCTTGCTTTTCTTCTATCCTTCCTTCCGGAATGAATGCAAATGACTCTGCAAGGATTCTGTTATCATCATCAACACTCACCATAGACACGGATGTATTGTCATTTGATTCAGACAAGTCTAAGCCAAGATATACAACTCTGCCTGTCCAATCTATCTCGGCAACTTTGCAATCCTGAACATCCTTGACATCTATATAAGTCTCTGTACCTGCTCCCTGATAAATGATGTTGCAGTGCTTTGTCACAAAGTTTTCCCTTGCAGACTCCACTGCAATTGCATAGGCTCTTTTCTTGAGCAGATCTTCCCAGATCTCAGGCACTTCCAATGCAACAGGATTTGCTTGTTGCAAGATCAGATCATTTGTCTCCCATCCCTTCACCTTGTCAGGCTCAAAAAGAAGTGAGAATCTTGTCTCATCATTCTCAAGACCATCAAGCACTCTCTTTGAATAAAGCACCTCTGCCTCAAAGGGATTGTCCACTGTCGGATATTTGGTTGAGATAATGAATCCCAACTTGTTGAGGATGTTGAGCTGTCCTGACTTCATTGCCTCAATTGGATATGGCACAGGCAAAGCCCCCACCTCATCAGCAATGAACGCATTAGGCAACTTACCATCCATCCTGCTTGTGGAATAGCTCAAAGGGATGTACTGTGTCTGAGTAGGCTTAAACATGATGTAATCTCTCAGGATCTTAAATCTCTTCTGGTCTTTATACTCATAGACCAAAGGAGATGATCTGATGGTCTCTGCAATTGCCTCTCTGATTTCTCTTGAGAGTGAACCATCTGGAGCAACAGAGTAGAACTTTGAAAAGTTAGGCTCTGTCAGGAAAAGAATGATAAACACTGTTGCAATGGTGTAAGTCTTGAAATTCTTTCTGCAGATTTCAAGCACACCAACCTCATATCTTCTCCTGTTTTCATCATCCCGATATACAACACCCAAAACAGCAAGATAAAAAAGCCATTGATATTTGGTTGAGCACTCAAAAAGGGACTTCCCTGCTTTGAGTCCCTTTGGCATATTCAATATCTTTAAAATGTTTTCAATTTGCCTGACTTTCTTATCACTTAAGACATATTTTTTATCTTTACCCTCACAGATCCTCATGAACTCCTTCATCTGGAGTTTCACATATTTGGGAGTGGTCTTTTTCTTTACATCCTCTTTGCAATACTGATAAGCCTTATTGCTTGTCATCAATATCACCACCGTTGATGATATCCATGAGTGGATCTGACTCCTCATGTGCTGCATCTGCTTCAAAACTCTTGATGATTCTCAAGAGTGTTGCCACAGTTTTGTTTGCTGAGTCTGTTGTCCTGTTAAAATCCGTGACAGCAGGATTTGTGTATAAGTTTTTTCTGCCTTTGACATATTCCTTGGAGACCAACATCCCCTCATCTTCAATTGCTTTCCTCAATTCTTCCAGAATCTGCAATTGCACCTGATATCTGTCAAAGGTTGTCACAAAAAAGTAATTGTTTTGCAATCCTGCATCTTCCGCAAGCTTCAATATCTCCTTGGCTTGCTCATTTAGGCTCTTCTTTGCCATGTCGCACCTCATTTCTTTTATCTCATTATGTGCTTTGTGTTGTCCTCTCTCGTTTCTATTAAAAAAACACCGCTTTTGCAGTGTTTTGAGAGCTTTTTTTGCGTTTTTGACCGATTCTTTCCAAAAAACCGACCGCCTGAGTTGTCTCTGTGAATGATTT